GATATTGGTGACTTTGTTCTAACCTTAATAAAATCAGTAGACTGGGTGATATAGTCTTTAAGGCTAACTTGAGCAGAGTTACCACCCATTTGTGACCCAAGAATTGAACGAGCGTAGCAAGATACGGTTGAATCTAATACCCAAGACTTTGTAACCATTCCGTTTGTTGCATCACGGCTGGTGAGCGGTGTATAAATGTCTGCTTTCATTGTGTAGGTTGATACTGCTAAACAGGACATATTAAATCGCCTTCAAGTTCCAACTTTTATATTTTGCAAGAATAGTATCTACATATAAATTTCCAGTACCATTTAGCATTCCATCGGCAAACTGAATATTAAATGAATCATTTTGAATTGATTTTAATCCCTTATTCCTATAAATAAAATCATTGCATAAGTAATCTCCTACAAGTTCGTGTACACAGTCTTTAATATCTTGAGGGATAAATCTCCATCCATATTCACCACGAACTAAATATGCTGAGTCTTTTCCAAAATAAGCAGGATTATTTAAAGGATTTTGATCCACCCATTCTGAAATATTTGCACCTTCTGCAACAACTTTAATTGCATGCTTACTAGGTGCTATAGCAATATTTGCTCCAAGTTCATCAATAATTGGATCTTCTGTCGAATCATAAATAAGATAGTCATCATAGGTAATTTTATCAAATGATTCAATACGTTGACCTAAATGAAGAAGATCGGTATTCATTCCATAAGCACCAACTGTTTTATATTCAAACTTAAAATCTTGATTTGTATACGAACAAATTAAAAATCTTGCTTTTCTTTCTAAGGCATATAGATAGTCTTGACTAAGATTTAAAACAATAGGACCTAAATCTGGGTATGGTTGAAAATGTGTAATAATATCATCTGGTGTTGATAATGGTCTTACTATATCTACAAAAACAGTATCTTCAAAATAATTAGATGGTTCAATGACTTGTATATCAATTCTTAAACTTCTATCATATTTTGTAACATCTGTTGATAAAAGCATTTCATATGCTCCAGAAGTACCTCTTGCAGTTAATTCATCATATTGAATATATTGATCTATACCAGTATCATATACACTGTAAACAATAGACTGTGTTGTTTCTGTTCCTGGATAAGGAATAATTAAAGTTTGACCATCTTCTCTTAAATATTCAGCCATTTAAATACCATAGAAGGTTTCAACTTCCTTCTTGGTAGCCTCCCTTACTTCATCTGCTTGACGAGCTAATATTTGCTCTGCCAGCGATTTATTGACAAGCACAAAAGGCTCATCCATATCAAACTTAACACCATTTCCAGCATAGTACCCACCACGCTTGTGAACCATAGTAAGAAGAACTCTTTCTTCTTTTGTGGTTTCTACTTTTGCTTCTTCTACTTTAATTTTGATTTCTTCTTTTGTAGGACCGTCTTCATAGTCAAACAATGATTTTGATGATTCTTCATACATTTCCCAAGTAACTTTGGCTTCTTCAATAGCCTGAATAATATCTTGTTTTCTTGCATTCTTTGTTACTTCAATGTCAAATGCTAGACATAAACCTTTAAGGTCTCCGATTGTTTTACTAGATAACATAAATCCTCCTAATTAATAATTATACACTAAAAAGAAGTAAGGGTCGAACCAAAGTCCGACCCTTACTAAGATAGCCTTGATTAGCTTGCTGGAACAGCGTAAGCTACAGCTGACTTCTCTTCTAGAGCTACACCCATACGGACGTATACTGTGTATTCTACAGAGTCCTTGCGTGGAACGAAGAATCTGTGAACAGTTACATCGCGCTGGAAGCCCCAGATACGGTTTGTAGGAATCGTTAGATCTACATAGTTTTCTGGGTAAAGTGGAACTTCCTGTACTGGGAGACCGAAGATGGTGTATTGAGCACCAGCTGGACCACCAACACGAGGAGTAACTCCATCAATTACACGGCTTGCAATATCGTAAGGAACTGAAGTTCCGTCAGTTGTGTTAACTGTGCGGAGTTCTGTCAAGAGTTCCTGGATATGCTTGCTATTCATGTAGAACTTAAGATCCTGACGGCGAGCCTTGAACTTACGAGGCAATGCATTGTAGATTGCTTCGATTGCGTTTAGCGTAACCTTGGTTGAAGAACCATCGCCAGATTCTGGAGAAGTTTCCCAGATGTTTGTCATTGTTGCAGCAGCTGCTGCAGCTTCGTGAGCACCTGTGTAGCTTGTATCCTTGATCTGACGGATAAATCCTGCAAGAGTATTGTCATATGTACCGTTGCCAGACTCACCTGGACGACCATTAATTGCAATATCTTCCAAGTCGTTACCGAACTGTACTGCCATCAAACGTACAACATGATCCTCTAGAGACGCACCTTCGATTGAGTCCTCAAGGGATTCAGTTGAAAGTTCGTACTGTAGGCGGAACTTAGTTGTTGTAAGTTCGATCTTTGTGAAGGCTGGAGCAGCGTTATCGTTCTCCAAAGTAGCCTGTGTTGCCTTAGCAACAAGACGTGAACCAACACGGATCTTATCCAATTCCATCGTATTACCACGCATCATAACCTTGCGACCATCGTTAGCAAGAACCATCTGATCAAAGATGTAGTCGATAAACTGTGCAGACTGGGTAGGGTTAAGTACACCACCATTGTCGTTAGAGTTACCTTCTGCTGTCATAGCACCTGGAGATACTAGTGGGGAAAGAACTGTGCCACTATTTGTGGCTTTTTCTAAAATATCACTCATTTTTTTTATTTCACCTGCCTTTTATTTTCTAATTTAAGTATTGCGAGGAACTGAGGAAGCGTCCCCCCCATACAGAATCTGACTTCTGAATGGTTGTTTCTGTGGAACCCTCAAGTTCCCCAGACTTCTTTACAGCAGTATCGCTCTCTACAGATTCCAATCTTCCATTAATTGTCTGTACTGCAGCTACGATATCTGCCAAACCTTTGTTGATCTCTTCAAAACGAGAATCATTTTCAACAAGCTTTGCGGTTAAAGCTTTTGTTACTTCTGCAACAGTGTTTACAACACCATCAACAGCAGCAGCATTTGTTTCGGTGCTCTTTGTAAGAGCTTCGCCAACAAAATTTTTGATTTCACTAAGAGTCTTTTCAAGGTCAGTCGCCTCACCATTATCGGTGGAAGCGTCATCTGCAGATTCCTCTGTTGTATCTGCTGATGTTTCGACTGGTTCTTCTGTTGCTTCGATTTCGTCAGACTTTTCGATTGATTCTTCTGCTACTGGAGCTTCTTCTGCTTCAACAACTTCATCAACTTCAACTTCTTCTACAACTTCTTCAGTTGTAACGTCTTCTGCAACTTCTTGGTTTTCAGCCATATCAACACCTCCTTCATTTATTTGGGTGGCAACTGACTCTTCTGTGTCATTTGCCTTATTCACTACTGTGTTAGGTAGAGAAACTTCTGGTTGTGCAACAATAGACTTAAGGACTTTTGTTGTCCAAGATCTAAGTGCATTCATTCTATGTCCTACAACTGTTTTGGATGGTTTCCAAGAGTTTCCGTCTTTTTCGTAAACTCTGACAACCACCGCTGGGTTTTCTGGTGTGCCAGTAATTGTAACACTAGAATTAGGTACTTTAATTTTACCATTAGTTACTACTCTTGTTACCTTACCTCTTGCAGTACCACCTGAAGAACCCCACTGTACAAAATCTCCAGATGAAAATCCTGCACCTTTCTTTGTGGTTTTCTTTGGTTGCATTTTTCCTTTAAGTCTATTTTGGTCTGGATAACGGTTAATTGTATCTTCGTTTGTCACAGTACCTGCATTATCTGCCTTGTATGTATCAATTACTTCTGACATTGCTTTTTCAATATCTGCCTTTGCTAATTCATCAATCCATCCAATAGATGAAAGTTCAGTATTGCAAGATGAGCAAGAATACTTTTCTTCATTTGAAAGATATGCCATTTCTTCTGTTTCACACCAGAATACATTTTGGATATTGGACTTGGAGAACATTCCATCAACAACATCACCATCGATTGTTTTCTGAATAGAGAAGATATTTGCAAACTGATTAGCAGGTGAATCAACAAGTGACAACTCTACTAAATCGTATTCTTTGATTACACGAACAGTTTTATTTGACTCTGAATCAAGTTCTGTTTCTGTGTCTTTAATTGCACCGCCGATTGAAAAACCAGTGAGTGTACCATCAAGAACCATTTCCCAAATGTCTTGAGCACCCTTAGAAACATAAGCATCAACAAATACGCCTGTATATTGTTTCTTAGTTTGTGGGTCGAAAAAAGTATCTGATCTAAAAGAAACAACCTTTCCTGCTGGAATAGGTTGGTGCATTAATCTTACGTTACCACGAAAGTTTGCAAAGGCTTTTTCTGATGCTTCTGGAAGCACTCTATCGCCTTGCTTATCAATATTATCAAGCGTTGCAAAGCCTGAAACAATTCGCTTTTCCTCATCGATCTTTGAGATTGGCATAGTCAGATTTACATTATTACCATTCATCG